CACATTTTGGAACTTATTCGCAAAAGAAAGATCCAAGAGAAGTCTCCGATGAAGTTCAAAAAGAAGAAATGTTTATTAAAGAAAAGAAATTTGTTGAAGAGGTTGAAGAGGCCTACAACAAAGTAATCATGGATTACGTAGAAAGACACGGTATTGAGTTGCCAGAAGGCTGGCATTTTAGCGGATGCTCTTACTCTAAATATCATGCAAATATTGATACGCTAGACAATAGCATGACTATGCAATATCATACAGACCACATAACTTCTCAAAAAGATATGCCTGGAGATAAGTTTTTTATAACATGCACAATGTACATTAACGACGACTACGAAGGCGGAGACATCGAATTTTATGTTGGAGGCAACCTTATTAACCATAAGCCTCAAGCGGGAGACATTCTTGTTTTCCCATCTACAGAGCCATACTATCATGGAGTAAAAACAATTAACACAAATGAAAAGTTTTTTGTTAGAAACTTTATCATGACACCACACAATGGCACAGAAGAATGGCTTGAAAACCAAAGAAGATTTGGCGCTTACAGATGGGCAAAAATGGAGCAGGAAAGAATAGATCATGACGACAAAAGAAATATGGTTTATTTCCAAGATGGCGTAGAAGTTTCATATGAAGATTATATGAGCAACAAAAAGGGGCAAGGTAAATAACATGGAAAGAAATATGGTTATAACCAGACACAAGCCAGATATTGTACAATATGATAATTTTTTAACTCCAGAAGAGTGTAAGGCTATCATAGATGTTTTGGCCATTAAGATGGAAAAGGATCAGCTAAGATGGATGCCAATTTCATTTTACGAGTCATACTCATCAGGAACTCCAGAGCTAAATGATCCAGACACAATTGCTTGCGGTTTACCAGGAGATTTTTTTCAAGACCTTAGACAAAGAGTAATTAATGCGACTGCAGACATGTCTGGTAAATCTCCAGAACAGATGTCTCAAATAAGCTGGCACTCTCAAAGATGGGCACCAGGTGCATTTGCAAATATGCATTCTGATAATACATCTAATGATGGCGTCTCTGGTGCATTTACTAGAAGCAGATATGCAACATTCCTTTATTTAAATGACGACTTTGAAGATGGAGTTTTAAACTTTAAGCACGGGCTTACAATTGTTCCTAAGACTGGAACCCTTGTAACTTTTGCTGGAGGATTCCACAACATGCATGAGGTTACAACTGTCAAAAAGTCTATTCGATACACCCTTGGTTCATTTTGGGACGATAGAGAAGAAAGCGATTACCCACAAGAAGTAAGAGATGCTTGGGCGGAAGAACTTGCAAAAGTCAGAGCAATTCAAAAAGATGAGGCAGCAGAATGGGAAGATTATAGAAATAGGGGAGTAAGAATAACCCCACAAGGAGAACAATACCCAGCTTCTGAAGTGGAAGGATAAAATGCAAAACAACGCAGAGTTTAAGCAATTTACAATGTTTGACCTTCAGATGCTAGGTCCAGACATATACTATTGGGAGAACGCTTTAAGCTTTCCAGAGGATCTAAAAAGATTCATTGATGAAATAGATACGTATCCAGAGTCTTATTCTAGAATATCTAAATGGGAAAACTGGACCGCAAGTAATGACTCAAATTTAATTTATGGTAAAACAAAAACTATAAATAAAGCAAATTTAAAAACAACTACTGGCTCAGATATTGTAGACAAAAGAACACTATACATAGCAAACAGCTTTTTAATGGCTTTTCAAATGTGTTCTGATAAATATTTAGCTAGACACGGTTTAGATAAAGACAATTACAATTTAAACTTAGATAGCGTAACAATTAAAGCATGGAATCAAGGCCAGTCTATGGGTCCGCATTTTGACGGACAAGACGGAAACGCAGACTTAGCATTTTCTCTTGTTGCATATGTAAACGACGACTACGAAGGTGGAGAAATTAGTTTTCCAAATCACAACATTACAATAAAGCCAAAGGCTGGAAGCTTAATAATGTTCCCTTCTCAAGAACCGTATATTCATGAAGTCAAGCCAATTACATCTGGCATTAGATACATGAGCCCAGCACATGTATATATTAAGTAAATAGGTGGTATAATAAAAAAATGAGCACAGGAGTAAATGGCTGGAGATTTCCAGACTATACAGACACGCCAGACGTCCCTAGAGACCTTGGCAACCTTGGCGATGACATAGCAGCCTTCATAGAGGCTAATCCAGGCCCACAGGGCCCTTCAGGGACCTTATCCATAGGCACTGTGACTACTGTTAGTGCATCTACACCAGCTTCAGTTGTTAATGTTGGTACAACAGAAAATGCAATATTAAACTTAACATTACCAAGAGGGATTGATGGTATTATTGGTGGCCCAGGACCCTCAAACATTCTTTCAATTGGAACAGTTGTAGAAGGAGGATCAGCGTCTGCAACAATTACAGGAACAAGCCCAGAACAAGTATTAAACTTAGTTTTACCACAGGGCCCAATGGGTCCTGAAGGTCCGCAGGGTCCAGCTGGACCTACAACCTTATCAGTTGGTACCACAACAACAGGAGCTGCTGGCACTAATGCTTCTGTAACAAATACTGGAACCTCAACAAACGCAATTTTTTCATTTACAATTCCAAGAGGCGCAACTGGAGCAACTGGGCCAGCTGGCCCGCAAGGAATACCTGGATCAAGCGCAACAATAGATCCAGTTCCTACAACAATATCTTTAAACATTCCAACAACTACTGGTTATGGAGTAAATTCAAATTGGTACCCACTTGCAAATAACCTATACTCTATTGGTCAGCCAACAGATGCTGGCAGCGGTGTTACGTCTAATAGATTTTGGAAAACAATATACTCTAATACGGGAACAATTAACACGTCAGATCAAAGATTAAAAACAGACATAATAAACTCAGACCTAGGACTAGATTTTATAAATGATTTAAATCCAGTAAAATATAAATTTATTGAAGGCGGAAAAGCAGTAGTTGATGGAGACGTTGTTTCTATTCCTGGCTCAAGAACACACTATGGCCTTATCGCACAAGAAGTAAAAGAAGTATTAGATGAGGCTGGCGTAGAAGATTTTGCTGGCTGGGTTAAAATGGATATGTCAGAAGAAGACTCAATGCAGGGTCTTAGATACGATCAGTTTATTGCTCCATTAATTAAAGCAGTCCAAGAGCTTACAGCGAGAGTTAAAGCACTAGAAGAGCAGTAAGACATGTCATATAAATATACTGTCTTGCAAGATAACCCACTTTCCTTTTTCTTATTAGACGAGGTTCGTTCTGGCGAAGCAGGCACATACAATAACCTACTTACACTTTATTCTACGTATCAAGATTTAAAAGACAACGGAATTTCATACGCTGCTGTAAGCGGTTTGCCTATAGTTGATTATTCTGGAAACTCAATGGAAGGCTATGCAATTGAGACTTCTGACATGGAAGTTCTTCCTATTATTGGGGCGGGGGTAAGAGGAACTGAAATAAATGATATATCTCAAGTAGAACTAAAAGCATTAGGTATTGGAACAAATAAAAATCCAGACAGCCCCTTTGCATTTGAGATATGGTTTAGTCCAGATTACTCCGATTTACAAGAATACTTAGTTATGGGAGACTCTGTAAATAACATAGGTATATTCTTTAATAATGAGAACATAGTTTTTAAATGTAGTTCTGAAGACTATGTATCGCACAAAATATCTAAAAATAAAGCTATGCATGTAGTGGGAATATTTTCTAAAGACAAAATTTCATTATACGTTAACGGCTTTTTGGTGGATGAGAAATTTATTACTGCTGGATTTAAATTCACAAATGAGTCTATGAGAATTGCATTGGGGCCAGCAAATACAGGTAAAAAATTTATAGTAGATTCTGCCGCAGTATATAATTATGAAATAGAGTCTGCTAAAGTATTAAGGCATTACATTGCTGGATATAAAGAAACAAAGTATTCTCAGATTGTTTACTCTAAAGAAGGAATATTGTTTTCATTAAACTCATTCTCAATAAAGCCAGATATATCCTACAGATATCCTGGCATAAAATCATTAGCGGAAATGGCTTCTGGAGACGCATATTATAATCCAGAGTACAACAGAATAGAGTTTCCTAAAACTGACTTATCAGAGACAAAGTCATTTGTCTTTGAGGATAGAATATACGTTACAAATCCAGAGTCTATTGTTTCTTCTAGAATATCATATGGGCAAGACGTAAAAAACATTTTAGTAGAAGTTTCAGTGCCAGGAGAAATTTGGGCCGAATGCAAAAACAATTCTCCACTTCCATACTACAACAAAAATCAAAATTTAAATAGTTCTATACTGGACATAAGAATCACAATGACTACAGACGACTCGTCCTTTGATATTCCAAGTTTTAGCGGACTAGATATAGATATGTATTCTAATAAAGATTGCTATTCAGACAACTCTGGAGCAAGGATATATTCAGACTACGACTACTCTCTTGGATATTTTAATTATCCAGTAAGAATACAAAATCAATATAACGGGCTATCTATGATCAATGGACATGGCTTCTCTGTAGATCTACCCATTGAGCCAAAAACAATAGAGATGTTTTTTACTCCAAGGGACGGAGCAAATGTTTTATTCTCTTCAGATTCTGCAGAAATAAAGTGGGCAGGCAATGGGGATATAACAAAAAGCGGAATTAGCTCATTCTACGTAAATGGGGTAAATGTATCAAATCAGACAAATACCTCAGCTTTCTTACTTGACAATGTATCTCATCATATAATCTTTACTCTATACGCCCCAGCCACAGATATTAAGTTTAATCAAAGCCAAGACGGTCTTATTTACGGAGGCTCTAATACTTATAGCAATATAGCCTTCTACGAAAATGCCTTTACATTAGCAGAAGCCAATAAAAATTATAAGCTTTACTGCTCAGATAACTCATCGGTTGTAATAGATCCAGGAGTCACAGTCCAAGAAAGTGTATCTGGAGTTGACAGCACAGCGTACTTCGTCAGATCTTTTGACTAATAGCGTACAAAATTTAACAAATATTGTCATTCCAGTGTACACAAGCTGGACTTTTATTAGGAATAATGGTAAACTATTTAACATATGGACATCTTAAATCAAAAAAGCCAAATCATCGAGGAAACCACACTCGGAATATACGTCTGGGAAATGCCAGATGGAAGATGGATTGGCGATGACGATGGCAACTTCTTATCGATAACTTCTAAAAAAGGAAATCGTTCTAGAATGGCGGCACTTGCAGATGCAGTAAGACATTATGGCATATCTGAAGGACAACCAAAGTTTTTATCTGGAAGAAGAAAAATTGATGACGAAGAGTTTGAATATCAAAATCAAAGACTTAAGTGGGGTCTTACACCAGACCCTCTAGACATTGGCGAGTATAAAGATTCAGTATTAAGAGGGGGAGCTGTAAAATGACACAGTTCTTAGAAGACGGACCAGACGATACATATGAAGTATCAGTAAAGAATAGCTCAGATTTATTTTCATTTAAAAAAGAAAAAGAGCACGTAGATCCATTCGCAATAGGCATTGAAGACCTTAAAAAGGTTAGGGGCCTAGGAACTAATTTTAAAAGAAAAGCAAATAGAGATTTTGCAAAATCATTTACTGGCAAAGATGGATCAGGAACACAACAGAATCTTCTTCAGCAAGCAGTCACTGGCTATGCCATGTTTGACCTTGTCCAGCCAATATACAACTTAGAGTATCTTTCGCAAATTTATGAAGTATCAACATATAACTATGCAGCTATTAATGCAAAAGTTGCTAACATCGTTGGGCTTGGATACTCTTTCATGGAGACCAGAAAAACTAACGATGCCATTGATGCAATTACAGATGACAAGCAGCTTGAGAGAGCACGTAGAAAGCTAAACAAACTAAAGCAGGATCTACAAGACTGGCTTGACTCTACAAATGATGAAGACACATTTACAGAAACTTTAATTAAAGTCTACACAGATTTAGAAGCTACAGGAAACGGCTACATAGAAATTGGAAGAACAACAGGCGGAGATATTGGATACATTGGTCATATCCCATCTAAGACAATGAGAGTCAGAAGATTGCGTGACGGATTCATGCAATTGCTTTATGGCAAGGCAGTATTCTTTAGAAACTTTGGGGATACAGAAACCATTAATCCAATTGGTGATGCAGAAGATAGACCAAATGAAATTATACATTTGAAGAAGTATACCCCAATGAACAACTATTATGGAATTCCAGATATCGTTGCCGCTCAAATGGCACTGGCTGGAAATGAGTTTGCTGGAAGATACAACTTAGACTACTTTGAAAATAAGGCGGTCCCAAGATATATTATTACAGTAAAGGGAGCAAAGCTTTCACCAGAGTCAGAAAGAAAATTGCTTGAGTTTTTCCAGGTTGGTCTAAAAGGAAAGAACCACAGATCACTCTATATCCCATTGCCAGCAGACACCCCAGACAATAAAGTTGAATTTAAGATGGAGCCAGTCGAAGCAGGCGCACAGGAATCATCATTTAATATTTACAGACAGTCAAATAGAGACGAAATACTTTTGGCACACAGAGTCCCAATTAATAAAATTGGAGTTCCAGAGGGCGTATCTTTGGCAAATGCTAGAGATGCAGATAAAACATTTAAAGAGCAAGTTTGCCGTCCAGCACAAATGAGACTAGAAAAAAGAGTCAATTCTATAATTGAAGAAAAGACAGACGCTTTAAAAATTAAGTTCGAGGAGCTTACATTAACAGACGAAGATACTCAGTCACAAATAGACGAGAGATATCTAAGAATGCAGGTAATTACTCCAAATGAAGTTAGAATTAAAAAGGGCATGATCCCAGTCGAAGGCGGAGACGAAATGGTAGAATTAAAGCCACAGCAGGCAGCTGATCAAAAAGCAACTGCTGGGAAAACCAGAGCCAGGGATTCAGAAAGATCTGCCGCCTCTTCCGATAAAGTCGGAGAAGGCAGAAATGCAAAGGGCGACGGCAAAAAGGTTGACTAAACCTAATCAACTGCTATTTGCATTTTTAGATAGACACGTATAAAATTAAGCATATGAACATTGAAAAAGCCCAGTGGTCCTCCGACGGCCAAAACATTCATTTATCTGTTCCATTCACAAAGGTGAACAGAGAGAATAGAACTGTTTCTGGCTTTGCTACATTAGACAATGTAGATCAAACAGGAGACGTAGTCACTGCAGAAGCAAGCATAAAAGCATTTGAAAGTTTCCGAGGAAACTTAAGAGAGATGCA